AGGGCTGAAATCTCGCTGGCTATTGCTGGTCCATGACGCCCCGAGGTTCATATAGTTGGCGACAGCAAGAAGCGGCCGCGTGCCGGATGCCGATGCAATCGTGCGGCTTATCAGGCCCGATGATTGGTTTGTCCCGCCGTAGTCTTGAACGGTCACGCCCGTGATCTTCTTGCTACCGCGGAACACCATGACGGCCAGGGCCGACCCAGGATTGACGTTGCTCGTGAACGACATGCTCGAAAGAGACGTGCCGCCTTCGGTGCCGGCGGCAATCTTGTAGCCCATCGCGACGTGGAAATAATAGGTCGTGCCGCTGATATTGACCGGGATGGCACTCGATGTGCTCGGGAAGATTTTCGTGAAGCCCGAGGGAACCGTAGAGGCGACGATGGAGGTCTTGACCGCCATGTTGGCAAAGAGGATCAGATCCCCTTCCTGAACGTTCGCGGGAACGGTGATGCTGCTCTTGTCGCTGTTGCCTCCGCCGTCCACGAACGCAAAGTCGCTGAGCGACGAATTTCCGGCAAAAAAGCCGCCCATTCCCGGAAGACACGTCATCCCTTGGCCCTCTTCGCCGCCACGACGAAATGCCCGGCCCCAAGACAGAGGATCGAGAACAGATACCATCGCCCGTTGTCGCAATCCGAGACCACGGGCACCTCGCCAAGGTACTGGTTCGCCCACGTGATGGTGCGGTCCGTCGTGTCGCTGCCTTGCACAAGGAGGTATCGCATCGTGCCGACCTGGCCATTGGTCGGGTTGCCGATCTGGCGGTCACCGGCGGCGGTCAGCGTGAAGTAGTATCCGGCGTCCCAATCGATCTCCACCGTCCCTTGATCCGTCAGCGCGACGGGCGCACACGCACTTTCGATGCCGTCGGCCGTGACGACCTTGTTCGAGGCGCAGGCGCGGATGTTGGCCGCCGTCGCCTTGTCGACCGCAACATCATCGGCATTGACGACGATCCCAGTCCCCTGACCGACGGCGAGCGTACGGTTCTCCGTCAGATCCCCGCCGCCGGTGAGGCCATTGCCGGCCGTGATCGTGCGCGCGGCCAGCGCGAGCCCGTTGATGATCTTGGCCTTGAGGTTCGAATAGACCGTGCCGCGCATGCCGTTGGAGGCCGACGCATCGGTGAACGGGAAGATGTCTCCGTCCGCAAGATCCGTCTCCGCCGTGAGGTCTGCGCCGTTCCGGTAGTACCGGCCGTCACCGGTCTGCCGGTTGAGCGCGTGGGAATCGGCCGTCGCGTTGGCGAGATTGGTGATCTTCTTGTTGTTCCACGGGATGTCGCTCGAGATGTTCGACTGCCCGTCGCGGGTGATGCAGTTGGAGAGCCCGGCGGCGATGCCGTCGAACTCGTCGTCCATCCGATCACTGCGGATCTTTATACCATTTGTTCTATCAGATGCCCAGTTATATAGGCGCTGAAACGTTCCCGACCCGTTAAAAGACATTTGTGTCGCTCGTATATTTATGCCAGTTTCTATTCGCCAACGCAAGCCCAATGGACGATTGAATGGCGCTGCTACCGGGAACAGAGTTTGGCCGCCTCACCGTGCTGGAGAAGGCAGCCAAACGTGGAAAGCACTACACCGCCTACTACAGGTGCCGTTGTATTTGCGGCGCCGAAACTGTGACCCGCGGGACCAGCTTGACTACGGGCAAAACGCGCTCGTGCGGTTGCCTTCACCGGGAGGCCGCCGCTTCACAGCGTGAGATCCTGCGTCGCGCGAACACCAGTCACGGGCTAAGCCGGACCCGAGCGTACGCGGCGTGGACTGCAATGTGGAAGCGGTGCACTGACCCCCGCGTGGCCAGCTATCGCTGGTATGGTCGACGAGGCATTTCCGTTTGCGAGCACTGGCGTGACGTTAGGAACTTCGTGGCTGACATGGGTCAGCCGCCACCTGGATTTACCCTTGATCGCAAGGATTCATCCCGCAACTACGAGCCCGGGAACTGCCAGTGGGCGACGAAGAAGGAACAGTCGAACAATCGAACATCCAACCGCCTTATCCTCTACCGAGGCGAGCGGAAAACCGTCGCCCAGTGGGCCGCGCTCACAGGCATAGGAGAACAACTAATCGCGCGACGGCTCAGAGATGGATGGCCCATCGACGCCATATTCAATAAACCCGTCAGGACGAAGCACTCCATCACACACTGCAAGAACGGGCACGCTTACACGGCCGACAATACCGCTCATTACAATGGCCTTCGGTTCTGCCTAACTTGTAGGCGAGAGCGGAACCGTACCGCCAAGGAGAAAGCGAAGGCTACTCGCCGCCGTACATGAGCGACTGTGCGAGGCGGCGCGCGGTGCTGGCTTGCGGAACGGCTGCGTTCGGCCCAGCGGCCGCTTGGTTCGCAAGGTAGCGTTGCACCGGGCCGGACATGAGCACTCGAGACCCGATCGCCGGCGCCGCGACGCCGCCGATCGCTGCAAGCGGACCGCCCGCCCCATAACCGACGACACCGCCGATACCGTGCAAGACGTTCATCGCGTTGAGCCGCGGCGCGGTACCCGATTGCGGCAACGGCTTCATGACGAGCTCGCCGGCACGCGCCAGCGGCGCGAAGTCGCCCTGACCGCGCACATAGGCGCGCTTGCCCTGCTTCTTCACAGCATTGCGGAGCGCCGACGGCGTGATCAGGCCACTCGCGGCAGCTTCTCCCGCGCCCGACACCGCGTCCTCGATTGCGAGGAGGTTCCGATAGTTCCCACGCGCGCGCCGAAATGCGCCGAGATCCGCCCGGTTATTCCCCTGGAACGCGCGGATGCTCGTCTCCATGGTGCGGTCCAACACGCCGATGATGTCACGGATGGCGTTGGCTGCAACCGGGTCGCGTGCGCGGAGGCCCTGCTGCGCCTTGCCAAGAGAAGATCGATAATTCTGATAGAGCCGGCCTGGAAGAACTCCGTTCTGTCGTGTCGCAGGATCGCGCAGCGTGCTGATAACGTCCTCTACGATCGGTGCACGCATAGGCTCCGCAGAGACCCTTCTGTAGTCGTCCCCGATCTGTTGCAGACGATTCATGAAGTATCGCGTCGGAACAAGATTATTGCGCGCTGCGACAGCATCAAACGCTTGGCCGACGTTCCGAAACGCGGTGTCCATCACGTCCGGACTCGCCCGATCGGCATTGACACCCGCCCGTCTGAGCGCCGCACGGGTGAACTGCTCGACCTGCTGCATCTCCATCTGTGCGGCGCGGCCGCCACTGAAAGCCGTATCCTTGCTCATGCTCTCCGCCCACCGGAGAGCCGGGCGGCCCGTGCGCTGCCCGGCCGTGAGAGCAGCGACGCCTTCGTTCTCAAGCGTCCGGACGGCGTGCTGCCGGATCGGGTCAGTCGGCATGGGGGTCACGGCGCGCTGTCCTGCTGCTGCCACTCGACCACCCGCGAGAGCGCCGCCCATACGCGCCCACGGCTCGAGCGCGGTTCCCTCCGTGAGCTGTCCGGCGGTTTCGCTGGCAACGGCCGGCACCGCCACGCGCGCCGCGCGGTTCGCCCATCCAGCGGGCCCGCCAAGAGCAAGCGACGCGAACTCACCGCCCGTGCGCGCGTACTCGCCGGCGGTCGTCTTCGGCTCATAGAACTTGCCCGTGAACTTGTTCTCGATGCCGCGCTTCACGCTGCCGTAGGTCGGCAGGACGCCCTCCGGACTCACAAGGTTTCCATCGGCGCCGGCGAGGTTGCCGACGGCATTGATCCCCATGCGGCCGAGCTGCTCGACGTTACCGGGGAGCGTACCGAGGCCGATGGCACCCTGTGCCACGCCTATACCAGCGGATTTAAGGACATCCTTGGTAGTGTCGAGTGCGCCCATGTCCGGCTGGCTAGGGCCGCCGAAGTTCTTGCGCATCACGTTGGTTATCGTGGTGTCATCGGTCCCATCCGGGAAACGGACGAGAGATCCATCCGGTCCTTGGATTTCGATCGGCATTACTCAAGCCTCCCGGTCTGCGGGTTATAGGTGCGGACTCTGGCTGCGGCGGGAGGCGGTGGATTGATCGACGTAGGATTCTGTAACCGGCCGTTTGCGGCCGCGTGACCGCGTTTCACAATCTGCTCGTAATCTTCCAGCGCCGCGAGGAACTCACCCTCGGACGTGGCCGTGCTCATCCTGGTGACGGCTTTGGTCGCTGTCTGACCTTCTGCGTTGGATAGGGCACCCATGCCACGCAGTTGCTGGATGGCAGTAAGGAACGCGCCACTTTTGGCTTGCTCGACCTTGGTCGAGAAATCGTAACCGGGTGTACTGGGGATAATGTTGAAGATCGATGATACGCCAGTACCCAATTGCCGGTTCGGATCGTTGCGGAGCGAGTCGACGATTTGAAGCGCTATCTCCGCACCCATGATGTCGCTCGGAGCCGATGCAGCCGCCTTCCCAGCGGCGTCTCCCATAGCCTTTTGGGCCTCGGCTTGTCGTAGATTCGCGCCGACATCGCGCACGGGGGCTCCAGTCTCTTTATTGTACATTAGGTCTCCGGTGACGCCGACGCCACGCGATGGTGTCAACTGAACGGGCGGCTGGGTCACACTGCCAATGCCGGGTGCCGCGAACCTGCCAGCACCGTCGTTGACCGGCGTCTGCTCGGGCTGCTGTCCGCCCATATGCTGAGATCCAGGAAGCTGCAGCGGATTGATACGCTCCGTTCCGTCGGCTCCGTACCGAACAGTATAGTAGTTGCCGTCCGGGCCCATGACCGTGGTGCCGTTCTTGCCGTAGGCATGCCCGGCTTCGGTCGCTTGCCGATTATACTTGTTGATCTGCGCCTGCTGGAGCGCCGTCGGCGGCAGCGACCGTTCCCATTCGGTCATGTGCTTCTTGTCGTCCATGGCGGCGAGGCGCTCGGCCATGCGCTTGCGGGTCGCCTGGTTTTCGTCGAACTCTGCGAGGTCGCGGGACTGCGCGGCTGTCTGGTTCAATTCGTGCTGGCCGAGCGCCGCTTGCGCCACGCGCGCAATGCCCTGCGTCACGTGCTGGACCGGTGCGTAGCTCGTCCCCTCATTGACCAGCGATTCCGCCATCCGGCGGCGGGCGTTTATGGCATCAGCGGTCGCGGGAGGGCGCCCGGCTGCGGGAAGCGGAGCGGGGGCATATTTGATCATGCGCCGAGCCCCCCGAACATGGCTTTGACCCCGGTGCCGGCGAGCCCGGCAATGCCTCCAAACATCGCGTTCTGGGCGTTCATCTGCTGCTCGTAGGCTTTTAGCTGGTTCTGGTAGCCCTGCTGCGTGATCCCGGCGACATCGGTCCCGGCGATGTTCCCGCCCTGGTAGGCGCTGAACTGCGGCATGGTCACCTGTCCGCCGCTCATCAGCGCCCCGATCTCGTTGATTGGCTGGTTCCTGAGCGTCAACTGCTCCTGGATGGCCCGGCTCCGCGCGTCCGTGCCCATGCTGTATTCCTGCTGGGCGTAGTTGCCGGCGTTGAGGATCGACTGCGTATAGGCATCGTTCATCGACCGGTCGTTGAGCGCAATCGCCTCCCGGTAGGCGTCCGATCCCGGCATGATGCCCTGGTTCGCAAGCTTGGTCTCGAGCGCCGCGCGCTGGCGGTCGAGCTCCGGCTGTAGGCGGGCGTTGAGCGCGTCCACATACTGTTGCCGGTCCGCGGTCGGCGCTTCCGGCAGCCCGTCGAAGCTCAAAGGCGTCGACAGCGTGTTGTCGAGCGTCGTCAACTGCCGCCCGGCGATGTCGTTCATCTGCCCGCCGAGAGCTGTCTGCTGGTCGTAGAGGCGTTGCTGCTCGGGCGAGAGCGTCGTGGTCTCGGTGAAGGTCGGGATCTCCTGCCCGTTGACCGTCTGCGTGCCGGTCTGGTCGTAGGTCACGCTGCCGAGCGGGCCCGACTTGTTGGCGTTGTTGAGCCAGGTGTTGGCGACCGCGGTGTCGACGTTGGATTGCGTCTGCGCGGCCGCCGTCTTGGCGGGGTCAGCGGGCGTTGGCGCTTTGGGCTGATTCATGGCAGGTATCTCGCGAGCTTGAAGTCTTTCCTGAGCAGTCCGAACACGCCCACATGCCCCCCATCAGGGGCCGAGCGCCGCTTGACGCCCTCACGCACGAACCCGAAACCCTCGGCCAGCTTGACGGAGCGGGTGTTCTTGATCTCGATCATCGCCGTGATGCGCTCCAAGCCGAGCTGGTTGAATGCGTAGGCGTAGCAGGTCGCCAACGCCCGCAGCTTCAAGGCGCATCCGGGCTCCATGGCGACCGCGAACTGGATGTCGCGGGCCTCCTGATGGAAGAAGATGCAGCCCCCGAGCAGCCGGTCTTCCGCATCGTTGACGACGCCGAGGGCAACGCAGGGCGCCTCCGACTTGCCGCCGACGAGCCGGCGGCTCACCCATTCGGACACGAGTTCGTCGGCGCCGAACAGGACGCCGTTCTTGATCACCGCTTCCGCCATCTCAGAACCTGATCATCGCGCCGTTGTAGGTGATCTGCTCCTGCATCGAGATCACCACCACCACCGCAGCGACCGAGCCTTCGCCCACGACGCCCTGCCACAGTCTGTTGGGAGCAGACGGAGGCGCCCAGGCGGCCTCGTCCCAGTCGCCTTCGTTCCAGGCCGTGCCGGAGGAATCGAACTGCACTGCCTCCGAAAGGTACTCGTCGTCGCCATAGTCGATGCGGAGCCCGACCTGCGGCCGGTATCCTGTCGGGCCGAAGAACATCGGCTGGATGCTGTCGAACGTCTTGTCACCGGCCACGCCGAAATTCGCGAACGCGGAGACCGATTTCGCCTGGATGTCCTCACCGTCGTCGCTCGTGCGGTCGTACTTCCACACGATGCCGTCCAATCCCCCGAAATAGAGGCTGCCGTCGAGCAGGGACCAGCATCCCGCATCGAACCCTGTGAAGCGGCACCACTTGCCGTTGACCGAGTTCATGACGAACTGCTCGGCCTTGACGGCCTCGACGATGGGCACGTTGACGATCAGGAGCTTGCCGACCGGGAACTCCGTGATTTGCCATCCGGGCATGGCGCCGGACCGGATGGAGGCATCGGTGTAGGCGGCCCGGATCTTGTCGGTGATCGCGACCTGCCCTTGCGCGCTCTCCGCCTTTGCCAGCACGCCCGAGAGCGGGACAAGGCCCTGCGTCGTCAGGATGCCGACATCGCCGCCGACCTTGATCAGGCAGCGCCGGCCGATGGGCTCGGCAATCTTGAACGTCCCGACGCGCGACCACGTTTCAGCGGACGATGGGTCCGACCCCTGGTAGATGTGAACCTGGCCCTGGCTGGTGATGAACACGGCCAAGTCCTCGATGCCGACGCCGCTGTCGCGGGTCCATGACGCCATGGCCATGAGCTTGCCGCCGAGGTTCGACAGCGCCGCAAAATCGATTGCGGTCGCCGTGCCGGACTTGGCGAGGGCGTCGAGATACCAGACCTTCATGGTCCCTTCCTCGATCATCCAGACCCGCGACTGGTGCGCGGTGATGGTGACGAGGTTCGCGGCGGTGACGCCGGATAGGGATTCGACCGTCCAGGACGACCCGCTGTAGCTCACGAGCCCGTCGGCGCCGTTGACCATGAGCAGGAAGTTGCCGCCCGGCGTGGCGAACATGGTGTGTTGCCAATAGCCGTTCGAGAGATCGTCGAGCTCATCGTCCGTATCAGGGTCGATCAGGCCCGCCACCGTGGCATCGAAGATCTTGTCCGCGGTCGCGGCGAACAGCTTGGCCCCCCCCGATGGCGGGCTGTACTCCATGAGGCTCAAAATTGCGGTGCCGATCCCTGCGCAATGGCGCGACTTGCCCTTGCGCAGGGACACGCTGGCATCGCCCGGGATGAGGTTATCCAGGACGATCGCGTCCTCGGGCGGCATGTCCGTATAGTCGTCGCGCGCATTCCAGCCGCCATAGGGGGCTTTCACCGGCTTCAACTGGCCGGTGCGGCGGCGCGAGGCGTTGGTGCGAAGAGGTTGGAGCATCGTCGCTTTCTGAAAGGGACTGGCGGATGCCAGCCCTACGTCTCCAATTTCAACTTTGGACCTTCACTCGGCCGGAACAGTTCCCCCGGATCGCCAGGACGTTCCCGCCACCCTCTTGGAACGCCGAATACCAATACAGATCGACTGCGCCATCGAATCATAAGCGCGCGTTCGCAGCCCAATTCCCTTTGCAGATGTAGGCGCGGAACTGCGTCCCTCCGGAAATCGTCATCTGAACCGCGAATCCATTTTCAAAGGGAATGCTATCGCCTGTAAATGTGGCAGTCGCATCTACATAAGATGTGCCGTTGAACCAGACCCACTGTCCAGCGCTCGAACCCTGGCTCGGCCGATAGAAGGTCACGTTTGGGGGGACCCGCATTCGCTCTTGAAGGAGGATGGGCCCTAAGTTCACCTCCGTGTTGGCTGGCGCAAAGCCCGCGTATCGGATCGCGTAATCACCATCCGCAGGCGCCGTACCGAGGTCAACGCTCTTTTGATAATAGCGGAGGCAGCGCCTCAATTCGGCGTCGAACGCCGGAAGCTCCCATTTTGCTGACGCGCCGATGCCCTCGGGATCGAGGTAGAAGCCGAACTCACCGAACTCGAACACGTCTGAGGACGTGCCCATACCATTCGAGACACCCGAAGTTCCGAGCATGTTGCCGGCTTGCCAACCGGCAGAGCCTTGAAACGTAGAACCGCAAGCAAGCACGACGCGAATTTCGATGCCGACACCAGTGTCCGTCAGCCAGGTTCCAGATGTGTCCCCGGGGATCGCGATCTCAATTATCTCGTCGGTGTTGGCCGCTGCGGGCGAAAACAGCGCGACATAACTGCGGTTCGTCGCCGAGTTGGTCAGAGAAACCGCATATGTGCCCGCCGGTCCCTTGAAGAGGAACCGCAGCATTGCGGCTCTCGCGCCCGCCGCTCCGTACCCGAAGTCCACAACGTCCAGCCCTTCGAGCCTTGTTCGGAGATAGAGATACTCGCCGGCATCGAGCGAGGTGTCCTGAGTTGTGATCGTGATGCGCACGCGATCCTTCGCGCCGCCCGGCGTCACGGATTGCACCCGCTGCGCCGTAATCGTGCCTGCGCTAGTGACCCGGTGAACAGAGAACTGGTCGGCAACGTAATAGTCGTTCGTGGTTCCTGCATTATTGACGTTCTGCTGACTGATCTGCAGCGCGCCGTTGACGATGCGGTTGCGGGAGGCTGTTCGGCCCTTGCCGATCTCGGTCTCGTTGCCCTCGTCGTCTTTGCTGTAGAGCTTGCCGTCCGTCTTGGCGTAGAGCGCGAGAAGACCGCTGGCCGGCGTCGACGGCGCGGCCGCCTCGGTCAGATTGACCCCCGCGAACTGCGGGCTGTTGCCGGTGCCGAGCCCCAGCGAGGTGCGCGCCGTGCCGCCGCTCTCGGCGACCCAGTTCGAGCCATTTCCGACGATGATGTTGCCGTCCGTTACCGCGAGCCCAGCGACATCCGAGAGGCGGGCTGACAGTGGCTGATACGCAGCAGAGATGGCCGACGGAGACAGGAAGTCCGTGCCGGCCTCGAGATCCAGCAGGCCGCGCATGGCCGCGTAGTCGGCGGCC